CTCGTCAAAGATGGGTAGCCTTGGCAACACAGGGATGATGTCTAGAGCAACGGCTTGTCGACAGAGCATCTCGGTGGCCTCGATGACGCCACCACTCCACCAGGTCCTGTGCATGATGAGTGCAACAAGGCCAGGGGAGGGTGAAGGAGCGTGAGCATAACGCTTCGCTGAGAGTGCTGCGGAGAAACGTACGCGCTCTTGTGTGCGTAGATTGCGCTGGACTGCGCGGGACCACTTAGGCCGCATTCTCGGTAGCAAGTAACAGATGATGCAATAGCACCACCAGCCCTGGATGGGAGTGTCGGAGTCCGTATGGTAATAGGACAAAGCCTTTGCCAGAGCAAGCTCGTCTAAGCGGCCCTGGGTGCAGGTGACATGAAATTTGGATAATGCTCTATGTAAGTCGGCGCAATCTTCAATTCGGCCTGACGAGGCGGTATAAAACCTACCACAAAAAGTGATATCCTCCAGACAAGTAGACCGCAAAACCTTGAGTTTAAAACCCAGGGCAGGGACGTACTTCAGGCATGTCTCAACCGAATCAGCAACACTTTTCAGTGCGCCAATGAGGCCATCATCACCCTCGTGTTTGCTGAACCACGAACGCGGGGGGAGATGTCGGAGGACCGACCAAGTATTGAAGTGATTAATGATGCCGTTCAAGACCGAGGTCTGAGCGTCACCAGAGCACCGACCACCGTCGGTTGTGTACCACAGACCCAACTGGTGTAAACCACGGGTGCGTAATAGAAAACCAAGGGCGACATGAAGAAGCTGGTGTTCGGACTTAGGGAACAGTAGCTCTATGAATCCTACCTCGATAAATTTGAGGTAATCCTGGGAGACTGTACGGTCAAATCTGCTATAATCAGTCTCAAAGAGTACAGGAAACTCAGTGAAGGGCTGCATGGTTCGGCGCTTGGCGAAGGGATCCAACCCCTTGACCAGGAACGGTGCAGCCCGGGCAGCTTTTTCGATCGCATATATATATGGGCCGATAATCGCAAGAAATTCTGGACGGCGCGGTGAGATGT